AAACAACCCTATGTGATACCATTACTTTTTTAGAACTTTCATCAGAAAGAAATTGATATTGCTGATGCGCTTCGCTTAGTTGTATAGGCTCAATAGTTGCTGCACTTTCTGGATTGTCGTTAAATGCTAATATAAATTTACCTGCATTACTTGAACCGCTAAACTTTTGATATATTCTATTTTCTAAGGCTTGGCGTTCTTCAGCGTTTGGTGTACCATTGTTGAAATTAATCAACATTGACGGTGCTAATCCGTTCAGAATATTGTTTAAATGATAGTTCGAGATTTCCTGCTCTAGTTCGGCATATTGTAAACCCCCTGCATAGTCCGGACTTGAATAATATTTATATCCCGCTCTGTAAGGCTTTACATAAATAATTTCTATGTTTTCTTTACTACTTCCAAATGAAGGGATTCTAGTTGTTTGATTTACGCTCTTAACCTTTGACCAATCATCTGAATAATAATATCCTTCAATCTCTCCTTTTTCGTTGCATTTTTCAGCTCTTAAATTTTCAATTGGAATGTGTTCAACTTGTGCGATTGTTTTTCTATCCTTAGAATAAATAACCTGCATAGAACATTGACCCATTAATTTAAGGTCATAGCATAACTTCCGAACCATATCTTTATGGAACAAAGAAATCATTTTAGCATATTGTTCAGGCTTTTTATTTGAATTTAAAGCATCCAATCCACGACCGTAAATCATTTCACTAATACCGTTTATAATAGCGTTGTTTGTTGGACTGCCATTGTAACGCTGAATTAAATAATTAAAATAATTGTTATCAGAACCATACGACACCCAATCTTTATTGGACTTCTCAACGATATCTGGCGTTGTGTAGGTACTTAAATTTACTATTCTTAAATCGTTCATATTTATATTATTATAAATTCGTTATCCGAACTTTCTTCACTTATATACTGATCCTTATTTACACTATAATATTCATCATTGTTTTGGTTAATGGCTTGATCGGTGCAAAAAATTCTATCTTTATAAATTACGTTTGTTGAATAAACAACTTCCAACGTATAAAAATCACTTTCAGTTAAAGCCCCAAAAATTGCATCGAATGAAATGTAATTCCCATCAATAACAGAGGTTGCATCAACTGTAATGGTTTTATTTGTGCTTTCGCTAGTTAATTTTAGGTTCAATGTACCTATCGAAAATTCTCTTGGAATTATTTTAAAGGTTTTATTTCCGCTTGTGCTTATTAACTTCATATTAATATATAAATAAAAAACAAATATTTTGTATTGTGTAGGTATAAAAAAAGGGCTATCCGTTAAGATAACCCTAATTTATAAGCAAAAGTACTATTTAAGCCGTTGGATCAATTTGAACCGCTGAAGCATCAGCAGTAATAACCAAAGGCGTTACAAAGTAAGGCGGTGCAGTTTCCTGTGCGTTAACCGTTAAGGTATAGCCAGTTAAGTCTCCCATTGCTGCTCCCGTTACGATAGTTCCACCATTTACATCGCCACCATTTTCAAGTCCTACTAAAAAGAAGTTTCCGTTGTAATCCTCAATCGCCAAGTGAGGGCGTGCGTGAGCGATTAATTTTAGTTCTTCCTGTGTAGCTTTGTCTTGAAACGTCAAAGTCATATTAAGTGTTGTATCGTAGAAAGTTGTTCCGTTTTCACGACTTGAAGTAATAGCAGTTTCCATTGAACTGTTACCTTTTACATCAAACTGAAACCAAACAGGGCTTCCAGATACTGCAGTAATTTCTCCCGCTACGATTGTTGCATCTCCTAAAGTTCCGTAGTCTGCAAAATAAATTTTTTTGATTCCGCCGACCGCTGACTTGCAAGGTACTTTACGTCCGCTTGTTAATGAGCATCCCATATTTTTAAAGTTTTTTTAAATAAAAAAGGGCAGGCAGAACCCACCCTTTTAAATTTGATTAGTTAATTGATTATACTGTCGTTCTTAAAACTATATCTGATACCTGTGCATACGCCACGCCAGATGTAAATCTCATTACGACACGAATATTTTGACTCCCATCAATTTCCGCGAGGTCTAAGACCCTAACTTCCTGAAAATCTGAAGTTAAGCCAGTGCCAAAAAATAAATTTGATTTTTCTGCTGCAATAATCGTTCCCGCATTTGCTCCTCTTGCTGCTACAACTGGAATCCCGTCAAAGAATAAAGAACCTAATGATTGGTTATTTCCTTTGTTTTCGTATCCGTTTGCTCCTACACCACCAGATTGGAATCCTCCTAATGCTCTTGTGTAAGCTCTTACAACGTCAGAGGCTGCGTAGATAATTAAATCTTCAGAACCATAAACGGCAGTTGGAATTGCGTCAGTTACCGCACCTAAGAATCCAATTACATTGTCAGCATCTACGGCTGCTCCAGTAAGTTCTTGAGTTGCAGGCAAATCGCCATCGGCAGCTAATAAAGTTTCAAACCCATCAAACTGACCGCTTGTTGCAGTTGTTCCAGACCAGATATTTTTTTCAGTTCTATCGGCTACCTTAGAAGCAACGTGAGCTAATACGAAATCAGAAAAGTTTGGTGCTAAATTATCAAAAGCACTAAAGCCCATTTGTTCAGCTTCCCAAGAATCGTGAAGAGTCTTTTTACAAATATCAAGATTTACTTGAAATTCTTTTGGTTCAAGAACTGCTTCTGTTAAAGTTAAAGTTCCTGCATCTGTTTGAAAGTCGCACGTTGCATCTTTTACGATGTCATCAGTTGCTGCTTTTTGAATTACAGATTTGTACTTTACATTCGGCATTACCGTAATGTTACCTTTGTCTAATGTGTCAGCAGATAGTAAAGCGGCAGCAATGTATTTGCCACTGAATTCGCCTGCATAACTTGTTGTTAATGATACACTCATTTTATTTAATTTTAAGTTGTTATTAATTATTTAATCTTGCCATTACTCGGTCAATAGTTGTGCTTTTTCTATTAGGAGAAACACTAAATTTCGAGATGTTTTTATTACCTTCTGGATTTGAAACGATTGGATCAGCACTTGGCAATCCCAATTCTTTTTCAAGGCTTAATTCGTGCTTAGAAAGTTCTTCCGTTAAAAGGTTTCCTAAGTCCTCGCTCAAATCTTCTTTTGGTTCTAGCATAGCTTTGATCTCTTCAATCAAAGACTTCACATCTTCCAATTCTTCTTTAGTAGCGTAAGTCACTTCTTCTTCAGCTGCTTCAACCTCAACTTCTTCTTCTTCGGTTTCTTCAACTTCTTCTTCAGCTTCTTCTTCTTTGATTTCAGAAATAACCCCTTCTTCAACCACCACTAATAATTTACCATCTTCCAATGAATACTCTCCTATTGGTAAAGCAACCTTCTCATCTTCTGTAACGATAAACACTTCAACACCTGTTTCAAAAGAATCGGCTTCAATTACCGTTCCATTGTCAAGTTTAGCTTGTTCCAACTTAACTTCTTCGTTAAGGTTTAAAACATTTTTGATTTGTTCAATCACTTTGTTTGATTTCATACTTATATATAATTTAGATTAATTTAATTTGTATTTTCGTTTAACTATCCTTTTTTCTGAATTATAAACCATTCAATTCCATCTGTCCAAACTTGGATACCCTCATAAGGTTTATTTATTACATAAGAAGCGTTTACGCCATCTAAAGTTTCCGACCCTGTTGGTGTTAAATTTACCCTAGTTGCAGCCGCAAAGCCTCCGTTTGAAATGAATCTCATCACTCTGTTTGGGTGTTGTGCTGCCGTTGGTAGGTTTAAAGTCATTGTTCCATTCTCACCATCCCAAGTCATTCGTATTAATTCCGCTTTATCATATGTTTCATCCTGCAAGCTTATTGTTTGACCATCTGAAACAACTAAACTAACTGGAACTATGTAATTAACTATATTTTCAATCGTGCTCTGTTTGGTTGATCCATCTTGAACGACCGCTAAAAGTTCGCCACCCTGTAAAGGTGTTGCTATTGGTAAAGCACTAATCTTTGAATTTGCCATTATTTCTCTATTTTATAATTATCTTCTTGTAATAAAAAGCCTCCGTTTTCTAAAAGTATAAAGTTTTCGTTTTTAGAAGTCTCTCCAATTCCTTGTGCTATAATATCGCCATTACAACACTCAATTGAATAAGCATCTCTATCCCTGCATAGGCAACCCCTACGACCGCCCTTTGGACTTGTTCTACTTGGCGTAAATAGTTTTGACCACTTACCCATTGTTTTCGCTTTCTTTTATAATGTCGATTATTTCTTGTACCATTAAATCCTCTTTGGATAATCCCTCATCAATTGGTTCTTTTGGGCGTTCCATTTTATCAGCGAAATATCCTTCAATACTAAAACCTTTTACCTTACCAGTTTTTACAAACTCATTCCAGATTTTATCGTTGTTCACTTTAACACTACCAACCCAAGTTCCCAAAGGTAAATCCATTCCAAACTTTACGCTTTTATCGTGTACCTTATCTTCAACTATCCAACTTTCAACTAAGCTTAAACCTTCCAATTCGTATTGGTGTTCTAATGTTGAGTTGTTTTGTTTGCTATTCATTAAGTACATTTGAGACGCTTTTAAGACAGTATCTTTTGAAAAATATATGTAGTATTCATCCTCTCCGTTACGTCTGTAAATAGGCTTGTTTGGTATCAATAAAGCACCCATTAATATCCTACGTTCGCCATCAACTTCTGCTAATTTAAATTCTTGGCTTTTTAACGCCACAAAATCTTCTTCAATGGCAGGGCTTTCCACTACGCTAATCGCTTCAATCCCCAACTCGCTTTCTTCGTCTAATATCAATTCAACTATTCTCATAATAATATATAATTAAAGTTATTTATTTTTGTTTTTTAATCTATTGTTGAACCTTCCACAATATTGTTCTGTAAACTTTGTGCCGATGTAACATCATTCGCTACAACGTATGCTTGGGTCGGTTGTTTTTCTTGACCTGCCACCGCATCAGCTAATTGATTGGTATCACTTGCTCCAACTATATTAAAGCTTGGCGGCTTTGGTGCGGCAGCACCTCCTCCTCCACTTGGCGCACTAACACCCCCACCTCCCGTTGAACTTGTACTTTTTATTGAAGCTATATTAAGGGCTGCGAAACCTGCTGCGAGACCTGCTTGTACAAATGGGTATGCAGGAAATACAGTTGTGATTGGACTAAGTGCGGCAGTCGTGTAAGCGTTCTGTGTGGCTTGGATACCACTTATTGTAGCTTGTGCAATAGCAACCCCTTTTGCAATTTTACTACCCTTTCCTGCAATAGCACCAATTAAACCCAAGGTCTGTTGTGCCATCCCTACCTTAGCATCTTTTACTTTTTTATTTAATTCAATTTCTTGGTCTGCCGCCTGTTGATCTCTTTCCGCTTGTTCATCATCTATTGCTTTCTGATTTGTAAAATTAGTTTGCCTAGATGTTTCCATAAATTCATCTAATGCAATCTGGGCATCTACTCTAGCTTGTGTCTCAGCG